CGTGCGCATTCCATTCGTCGCCATCACTCAAGGTTTGTAAGCGGGAGACGCGCCAGGTGTCAGCGTTGCGGCCGTCCTTGGCCGCGTCTCCCTATCACAACACATCCGTTAAAGATGGAACAGAGTCCCGATTAGCTGTTGGCCACGGTGCCGAGGCAGAAGGCCTCCTTACGCAAGGTGGTAAGCGAGAAGTCAGCGTTGAGAGTAATCTCAATCTTGTTCTGCTTCTTCTTGGTGTAAGGATCGACGATGAGACGGATGGGACCGTGCTGGTTGAGAGCAGCGTAGGCGAAGTCGCCAAAGGCGATCTTGTTGTCGGCTACGGCGTTGCACTCCAGTACGGGATACGGGCCAATCTTGCCGTTCTCGATGATGAAGCCACCCTGGCCCTGAGCCTTCGGAGTAGCCTCAAGCAGAGCGTAGAGCTCGCTGTTCATTACGAATGCAGGAGCCTTCATGGCCACGTTCTTCTTGGCCACCTTGCCCTTCATGCCGATGAGCTGGGCATAGGTAGGAGTAGCAGAGAGCGAAGCAGTCGAGATGCCGGAAACGGTCAGAGGGCCGTCAAGGCCATCGCTGGCTGCTGTGGTGCGAAGCACGGCAGAGTTGAGGAACTGCTGGAGGGCCTCGGTGAAGTTGTTGACAACCACGCCGCGAAGGTCGAAGCTGGAGTCATCAATGGCCTCGTTTGTCACGTCGGTAGAGACGGCAACGCGCTTCTTGATGGCGGTAATCTTCGAGAACTCGAGGGTAGAGTCGCCCACCTCAGCAGCTTCGTCATTGACGGTAACGGTCACACCAGCAGCCAATACAGGCCAAACGATGTCGCCAGTCACGCCAGTTGGCATCTGGATGCCGAGCTTCTGATACACGAGCTGGTTCTGAAGCAGAGGAAGCAGCTCCTTGATGTTGGTGGGGATGGCACCGGCAGAAACCAGGTTGTTGGTCTCGCCACTGTTGAGCACGCTGGAAGACACACCAGCCGAAATGGTAGCAGCAGCAGGGGTGTCGTCGCCCTCACGACCGAGGAGGATGCCTTCTGGCATATCCATGGCCTTCTTAACGAGCTCACGGAACCACTGGCCAAGGCTCTTCTTTGGCTGGGGAAGTGCCTCACGCTGCTTGGCCATGAGTTCGTCCTGCTCGGCATCGCGGGCAATCTGTGCCTCACGCTTCAGGTCCTCAAACTTGGCAACGAGCTCAGCCTTCTTGGTGGCATCCTGCTCGCGGTTGATCTGGTCGTTGAGTGCGACCATCTCGCCGTTAATCTGTTTCAAAGTCTTCTTCATTGTCGAAAAAGGTATTAAAAGGTTGAACAATCAAAATCTATCTATCGCCCCTTTACCCGTTGTTGGTTACCCAGGGCATTTTCCGTAAGCGGTGGTTTCGACACCGCCTCCGTGTCAGTGTCTCAGCCATCTATGGCTGCATCGCCTCAATGATGGCAATCTCGCGCTCTCTTGCCCGGTCTGCATCGCGGTTGTCCATCACGTGCCGGCCCTCACGTTCGTCATTCTGCTCCTGCTCCAGCCGCTTCTCGTTCTTGGTCAGTCGCTCCCAATCCTCACGCACGGCCACGCTGGTGTCCTCATAGGCAGGGTCCATGGCAATGGTCAGCGCCGTGATGCGCTCAAACGCCTCATGCGTGATGAGCAGGTCTTCTGGCTCGCCTTGCTTCGAGCGGTTGGTAATCTTGTAGTCCTTCGCGTAGAACTCGAACGAGCAGCCGGTATAGGTGCCGTTCTTGATCAGAGCCAATGCGCGGTCGCCAAGGTCACACTTCGGCAATTCGCACTCGAAGTACACACCATCCTCCCTCACTTCAATCTTCAGCGAACCCTCGCCCTTCTTCCAGCGCGCCAACGACGCGCCACGTTCGTGGAGCAAGTTCAACTTGATGTCCTGTTCGCGTAGGAAATCGGGAGTCACGCACGAAGGCAGAATAATCTCGCTTTCCTTGCCCCAGGCTCCGTCATACAGGCACGTCTCGCGGTTGAAGACTATCGCGCAGCCCTCCACCACTCGGCTTTCTTCAGCGCCCTCCGTGGCAGTAGCCTCTCGCACCTTCAGCCCTGAAGGCACGAATCTCACTCTCTTCTTTTCTTCCATTTCAGTTTTTACTTATCGCATTTTTACCATCTTTCGGTTACCCCGTCCACGTCTCCGCGCCCGCCGTGCATGGCGGGCCCTTGCGTCAGTGTCGCAGCCATCTTTGGCTGCTCCCTCGTCTCCTATGCCGCGTCATTGTCGCGGCCTCCGTCACTCCGTCACCTCCGCATCCGGGTTTCCCTCGTCGATTCTCCGCGCCCTGATGGTCAGTGTCCCGTCCCGTCTTGTCCCGTTCAGCGACAGCACCTCATACGTCCGTCCCTGCCACCGCAGCCGGCACCTTTCCGTCACCACATTCGTGAATCTCATTGTCACCACAATCTCTTGGTCGAGGAATGTCTCGCCAGCGTCCAGTACCTTCGTTCCTTTCGCGTAGTGCACCTTTGCCCATCGCATCGACAGCTCCTTCCACACCACCGTCTGTGCACCCATATCGCTCCTTCCATGGTACATTGGAAAGAGCGGAATGACCTGTTGGTCCATTACTCCACTGCTAATCATTGCTCCAAGGTGTATTTCGGTTCGTCAATCTTACGTAGGGCGCAATCATCGTCTGCACTCCGTATGGCACAGCGTTCACCGTGTCCGGTGTGCTCGCCTCACGATATTTGTACATCTGCCCAACCAGCACCAGCATTGCCGACTTCAACGGCTGTGCCTCGTCCAAGTCCACGCCATATTCGTCAATGCACTCCAGCACACTTCGGTTGATCAGCTTGCAAATCGTCTGCTCAGCACTCACGCCGTACATCTGAAGCAGTCCATCCTCCTCCGTGTCCTCAGCCGCAATCCTGCACTGAGCCTTTATCTCCTCTAATGTCAAAAATGTCAAGTCCATACTCTTCCCGTTTTATAGTTCCTCACCTTCTTCCGTGTCCGTGTCGCAGCCATCCATGGCTGCACCGTCGTCTCCGCGCCCGCCGTGCATGGCGGGCTCATCCACGCGCCTCCGTCGCCTTCGCTCTTCCACCGTCCTCGGTGCTCTCGGCTTCCTGTCCGGCTTCACCACGCCCTCAAACTCGTGCGCGTCCCCGTCCAGCTTCTTTGCCAGCACTATCGCCACCAGCCGTCCGAAGTCCAGTTTATACCCATGCCACTTCAGTATGTTGCTAATGATGCTTGCCGCCTCGATAAAGACCACAATCATGCACGCCCATTCCGCATAAGGCGTTTCGCCTCCCGATGCCACTTGCACCCAACACACCATAACGACCCATGCAAAGTACGTGCACGACTTCGCCAACGTGTCCCTCACGGCCCTCGAAAACCTAACCTTCTCGCCCAGCTTGATGGCCTTGGTAACACCCGCAATCAGGTCGCCCACGATCAGAGCCGCCATCACCATCAGCCATGGCATAATCAGTCCCAAACTCTCCACCACAAACGCGCTCGCCGTGGCCGCGAATCCCGCGCTCGTCTGATGATACACCGCCTTCGTCATCGCCCTGCTTATTTAGCGTTTTCGTCAGCGCCATTCTTGGCGCTGTCCCCGTTTGTCGGTGTCGCAGCCATGTTTGGCTGCTGTCCCTCCTTCTTCAGCATCGCCAGCGTCTTCAGGTTCGCGCTCATCAGCACCTCATCGCCCCCCTTCACCGGTTGCAGGTCCATCTCGATGCGCATGTCGTTCACCGTCTTCAGTCCGAGTTCCTGCTGGCTCTTCAGCCACTTCGCCTTCGTGTCCATGTCAAGAGTGAACAGAGGAGTCTCATCGAAGTCGAACTTGTACTTCCACCAGTCTGTCACCGTGGTAGTCTTCGACAGCAGCTCCGTCTGCATCTGTGAGCAGTAAGGTTGCAGGCACTCTGTGTAGAAGTCCACCTGAGCCGCATCCACCGTCTTGTAGTTGCTCGAAGAACCCGTGATTTTGTACAACGGCACGCCAAAGAACCGCGCCACATCCTCAATCGCGTTTTTGTAGGTTTCGCTGAATTGCAGTTGGTCAACGCTTCGGCTCAGTTCCTTCAAGTCCAGGCCTGCCCTTGGCAGCGTCACCACGTCTTGTGTGGCCAATCGTTCCTCCACATCTTTGGCAGCGCCCTGCATCTCATCTTTCTGGTAGCCTCCCCAGCCACCGGTGTTCCCTTCCTCATAGCCGAGGATGTATTTGCCCCTACCACCAGTCGCAAAGTTACGGAGCTGCATCTGGTTGCCCGTAGCAATCACACTCAGCACCGTCTTCGCGTTTCCGATGGTCGAATCACCCAGGAATCCTCCATCGCTCGATGGATTCTTGAAGTGCAGCACATAATCGCCGCTAAACACGCCCGTGATATTGCTCACAGGGTCCGTCACCGAATAGCTGTTCGCATATTGGTTATAGCTCACACTGCCGAATCCAAGCAGCACCAGTTGGCTCACAGCGCCCGAATTGAGCGCCACCACGCGCCCGTTGTCACCCAGCGCCATCACATAGGCATTGCCCCTCAACAGCATCTGTGCGACGATGTTTTTCTTGAACACAAAGCCATTCTGCCACTTGTTTGGCCGCACGTTCAGCAGGTAGTACCACCGCTCAGGATCATCAATCACATCACGGAACACACCACCCATCTTGTCCCTCATCTTCAGCCTCAGTGGCATCGTCGCAATCCCGTCCGAAATGAGGTTCACGCACCTCTGAACCACGCCAATCGACATCGCATCGCTCTCCGAGCTCACCCTGATGATGTTCTCCAACCAGTTCGCCCCGCCGATCTGTGGCTTAGGAGTAACAGGCAACCCCGTCACCTCCCTCTTAATCTCATAACCAAAAATCTTCATATTATTGCTCTCTTTTTACCCTTCCCCCCTTTATCGTGTTTCGGTAGCCGCCATCCATGGCGGTTTCTGTCCCGTATGTGGCGTTGCCAACGCCACCCGTCCCCGTTGCAGCCGTTTTTGGCTGCAAACAAAAAGCGACCGACCTTCACAGGCCAGCCGCTCCCACTTTTCTTTAACCTTCTGTCAGTCAGTCTTGTTTCGAAAAGTAACCAGTAATCTAATCATTATTCACTATGAAGAAAAAATCTCATTGCTCACCCTTTCCCCGTTTACCCTCATTCGGTTACCATCGTGTCTCCGTCAGCAGCCGTCCTTGGCTGCTCGCCCTCATATTCAGCCTCCGCCAGCGCCTTCATCGCCTCCTCCCACTTCAGCTTTTCCAGTTTCCGCTTCTTCGCCTCCAGCCACATCGCCCTTTTCGGGCACATCACATTCGGTTGCTCAACCACGATACCGCCTTTTGCCTTCTTCTCGATAATCGTGTCCCCGTTTCCATAGAAGCAGTGGAGCGTCCCGCTATACCACCAGGCGAAGATGCACCTCCCGCCATTATAAGAGCTCAACGGGCACAACTGATACAGCCCCTTCACCCTCTCTTCTACGCCAGTGTTCCCGTCGCAGCCATCCATGGCTGCTCTCGTTCCCACTTTGTCCCCGTCAGCAGCCGTTTTTGGCTGCTCACCCTCGTTTCCGCGCCCGCCGTGCATGGCGGGCTCACTCTCGTTGCAGTCGCGGCCAAGTTTGGCCGCCATCCTCTTAAAAAAGTCTTTCATTTCTCAAAATTATTTTTATTATGTCTTGTATGTCCAACATCGAAGAGCAAACCACAAGCCATAATCGCCGTGATCACGCCATCTATCCTCATGTATTGCCCCTTTTTCATCGGTTTCACGTTCCCTCTTGGGTCAGTGTCAAGTATCGCGTTCCCGAAGCACCACTTGGTGACCTCATTCTTCGCCAAAAGTATCGTTCCTCTCTCCACTCCGAGTTCAAAACTCTTAGTCGGAGGCGTGAAATCGCCATACGTCTGACCAAATGCCACCAGTTCATCCGAACCGCCCATCCTTGCCAATTTATCGGCAAACTCTTGCCACTTGTAGTCATCATACCCAATCTTATCAATCGTGAACCTCTTGCTCAGCTCAAAGATGTACTGTGCCACCACGTCATAATCCACTATCGTGCCATGCGTCAGCTCCATCTCGCCCGTCTCGATCCAGTGCCTATACAGCTTTTTGTTCGGGTGTGCGCTATGAATCTCCCCGTCAAACGCCTGCTCTTGCCTATAGATGTACTGCACATCCTCTTTCCAGTATGTGTCGGTGTCGCGGCCATCTATGGCCGCCCCCGTCTTCGGCTCCACCCACACCCTCACGCCGTCCGGCAGAAAATACTTCGTATGCACCCATATCTGGTTCAAGTCCTTCCTGAACACCGCCAGGCTCACCGCCGTAAAGTCCCATTTCTCCGAAAGGTCGATGCCAATCATCGCCCTGAATGGGCTCTGTACACCACGCTGTTTCAACGGCCACTGCATCGGCTCGAAGTCCACCATCAGCTTCTCAACGGTCTCCGTGCTTATCCATGCCTTCGTCTGCTCCACTGCAAACACATTGAGCATCTTCGTGCGAAATTCGTTGATGTACGTCGCATTGTCCTTCGCCTTCAGCCACTCCATTTCATAGTAGTCAGCCTGCACCGTTTCACCCAGCATCGGGTGACACTTGTGCCACGTCGCTGGATCATCCTCCCTGTCATCCACATCCGGACAGAACAGCATGGCAAACATCGCATCATTCTGCGTCTTCCCTGCCAACACGTCCTTGATGCCAATAAGCGATTGAGCAAACGGCCCATTCACATACTTGCTCGCCGTGGTGATCTGAAACGACAACGGCTCCTCTCTTGGTCCTTGTCCCGATTCCAGCGTATTCCTCGACTCGTTACCAGCCTTGCTTGGCGTGTCCTCCATCGAGGCGCTTTCGTCCTCAATCGCCAGCGAAGGCTTCAGTCCATTCAACGCATCAGGATTGTCGCCAAACACATTCACCTGAGCCGCGCCATCAAGCGGATTTTCATAGAACAGCGACTCTCGGTTGTACATCAACCGCACCCCTTGCAGCGAAGGTTCCCTGCTCACCAGGTCCATCATCGACAGCTTAATCATATTGTAGCAGATTTTCGCCTGTCGCCCCGTAGTCGATACCACGTCAACCTCCGCATCATACGGCCCGAAGAAGAATTCCGTCACCCCGAATCCAGCAATCAGCGTAGTCTTTCCGAACTTTCGAGGCACCATCCACACCACGCTCCTTATCACCCTTCGCACAGCCTTGCGGCGTTCCCCATGCTTCCCTCGCACGTCCACCTTTCGCACGATGCCGAACGGCACCGCCACCATGAACGCCTGCACAGGCTGGAGCCTGATTTCGCGCAGTCCGTCATCCGTTCTGTGTCTCAGCCTCTCTTGCATGTTTATCTGTAGCTTCGCCCTCTTTTCGTGCCACTCATACCTTTCAAGCAGCTCAAAGAATCGCACAACCGCGCAGATCTCCCACACGTTGTGCCTCTCTGGGCATCGCGCCACCTCCATCACATACGTCTTCAGCCGCTCATCCGTAGCCCACACCGCCTTAATCTTTCGCGTCCGTTTCTTCACCCACCCTCGCAGGTCTTCCACCTTCGCCACCTTCAGCGCCCTCAGCTCCCTTTTCTCTTCCTCTGTCATTGTTTATTCAGTTTTCATTGTCAAAAATAACTACCATAGATGGAAAGGGTGCGCCCTGCTTTGCCTCGTTGAAATGCAGTCGGCCTCTCACAAACTCTATCTGTGCCTTGTGGTAGATGTAGTCGTGAAAGTACGATGTATCTGTACGCGCTGGAATGAGCATCACCACAAGCGTGTTTGGCTTTTGTGCCTCGTCGTGGCATTTCTTCACCCACTCTTTGATGGCTCGTCCGTATGGTGGATTGCAGAACACTCTCTGCCCCCCCCCAATCTTGCTTCAAGCCATCATCTTCGATGGTGTAGTACCTATCGCACTTGTGGTTTTCTTTCGTGGCACACGGGTCAAGTGTGAAGTGAAACCGAGCATCAAGATCCCGAAAGAACTCAATGGGAGTCGCCCACAAGTCGGTATTGCTCGAAAAAAGCCCTTTGTTCAGCTTCGTCATAGCTTACATGTTGTTAAGACTCTCCAGCACCGCCGCCCTGAAATCGTCAGCCGTTCTTCCGCGTCCAGCCTCCGTTCCGTTTGTGGCGTTGTCAACGCC